GCATGTTGTCGCACATTTTCCTCGCCTGTTTTTTNTTTTTTTTTTTTTTACAGAGAGAGAGAGGTATAGAAAAGAGGTTATAGATATCTACTATCTACATAAATATAAAAAATAGGCTAAAATGAAAAGGGTGAAAAAGAAAAAATATGAAAAGGTTTAAATATAAGTAGATATATTTAGGATTATGAAGTACGTATCATCGCGAGCCAAGGTTATGAATTTTATAAATATGAGTGTATTTAATAGAGATCATGAAAAAAATGAGCTACAAGAGTTCTTTAATTATGAAAAAGTAATTGTAGCGATAATAGTAACTTGCGCAGTTTCTCCTAAGTTAGCTAAAGAATGTTTGGATGCGCAACTTGTATTTCGTAATTTAGAAGTTAAGGAAGGTAAATTCTAATGGCGACAAGATATATTTATTTGTCAGATGAAATAAACAAGGAGTTAAAAGAAGAGAAAAACGCTTCAGGCTTGATACAAAAACTTCTATTAAAACATTTTGAAGAAAAAAGACGTTTGATTGATCCTGTAAAATTTATCAAAGATAGAAGGGAAGCGATTTTAGCAGAACTCAAATTAAACGACCAAGCTTGTCAGGAGATAGGGTTGGAGTTATGATGGATTTAATAGAAACAGAGTTTGTCTCCGCAAAACCTTTAGGTCGGAATCTAGCGCAGGAAGCATACGCGGCGGTTATTGAAAAAGCGAAAGAAGAAAAGAAAGAACAAGAAGGTAAAGAAAAAATTGTTACAATATGCACAGGTTGCAAGCGTGATTTGTGGACTAAGAAGAATTGGGACGACCCATTTCTAAAAGTATACAAATGTGTTTTGCATAAAACTTGGTATTGCGAGAATTGCATTCGAAATATGGGAAAATTAAACATAGCAACGTGCTGTAGAATGTATGGCACGGATTGTATTTACGAACCACAAAACGAAGACTAGATAAGAAAATGAGTAGTTGGATTGAACGAAGAAAAGAATTAGTTGAAGAAGTCAAGTCCATGATCAAGAAGAAAATGGATCGAGACTCAATAATTAATGCGCTTGGAAAGCGAGGCATAGCAAGGAGAACTGCGTTAGAATATTATAATTCTGCAATGGCTTAGAGGAGAGATAAAAATGGAAATAGAACTGAAAGACTGGGAAAGGTTGAAAGCAGCATCGGAAGCCGCACTAAAAGAGTTGGCAATGCAAAGATTCTTGCACGATATCGCATTGACTCTTGCAAACGAAAAGATCAAACGATGTCTACAAACTACGAAAAAGGACGGCGGAAAGAGTACAAAGTAATCCACGAAGCGAAAGCTAAAGGGCATCTTGCGTTTCGGTCTGCGGGTAGTCATAGTCCTGTTGATGTTGTTGATATTGACACCAGTGAGCGCGTGATTCGTTTTGTTCAGTGCAAACCAGACTCCATAAGCGAGAAGGCGAGGCAGAAACTACTAGACGAAAACAGCCAAATAAACGGCGTTTTCGAGGTCAAGTTCGAGGTTGTTTGATGTCGCTTAATATCTGCCCAGTGTGCAAGGAGAAATTTTATTGCAGAAGAAGCAGACAATATTGCAGTGAAAACTGCCGACTCAAAATTTATCAAAAACGAAAGAGGAGATTGTGTTGGTTAAGGAAATTTCTTACAATATACTAAAGCCGTGGTTGAGTCTGGACGACTGGCAGAAAGAATATATCAATACAGAAGGAAACTGTTTTCTGTTATGTGGGAGACAGTCAGGAAAGTCTACCGCAATGAGCATAAAGTTTGGAACGAGAGCCGCGACCAGACCAAACCGAAAGATTCTGATGATTGCGTACACTGAGAACCAAGCTTATGCTTTATTCTTCAAAACTTTGATGTTCTTGCAGGCAAAATATCCGAAAATGATTCGGACGGGAAACAAAAAGCCGACTAGGCACGAGATATATTTAACTAATGATTCTCAAATCTCATGCTACGCTGCGGGAATTTCTGGCGACGGGTTAAGACATCATACGTTAACTGATTTGGCAATAGACGAAGCCGCGCCAATGAGCCGCGAAGTGTTTGTTGCGGTTTCACCTATGCTTTCAATTACGGGCGGGAGTATGGACATCTCGTCAACTCCGCGAGGAAAGCAAGGTTATTTTTATGACGCGTCGCAAAGACCAGACTTCAAGAAGTTTTATATTTCAGCTGAAGATTGTCCAAGACACAAGAAAGAGTTTCTGGAAGCAGAAAGAAAGTCAATGTCTGCCTTATACTATGCCCAGGAATATCAAGCCCAGTTTTTAGATGATCTAAAGCAGATGTTCCCCGACGAATTGGTCAAGAAAGTAATGACGCTCCCAAAGGTTCTCTCTTATCCTTCGGGAGAAATTAGTGCCCCAGGGAGATCATCTTCACCTCTTGACACTTCTCTCCCTGGGGATTATTATCTCGGTGTAGACCTTGCCAGACTTGGAGAGGACAAATCAGTTTTCATCTCCTGCGCAAGACGCAAAAAGCGGTTAAGAATGGTTGATATGATTATCACCGAGAAAACAAGACTAACCGAGAGTTTCAACACGATTCTAGAAGCTACGAAGAAATACAATTATAAGAAAATCTATATTGATTCTGCGGGAGTTGGTGGCGGAGTGTTTGATTTTCTTCTAAGGGAAGACCTGACAAAGAAGAAGATAGTTTCGATAGAAAACGCAAGCAAACCATTAGATAAAGACGAGAAGAGCAAGAAGAAGATATTGAAAGAGGATTTATACAGAAATCTCTTGATTCTCATGGAACAAGGAAAGATCGATTTGTGGTTAGACCCTGACTTGGCTCACTCTCTTAAAAGTGTGCAGTACGAGTACGAGGAGAAGTCGGGAAGGGTCAGAATATTTGGAAACGATACTCACGCAGCAGAAGCATTAATTAGAGCTGCGTGGTGTATGACAAAGAAAGAATTAAATATATGGTGCGGGTAGTGTAATTATGGTATCAGGAAGCCAACCAGTAGAATATCCTTATTATGACACAACAACCGCGAGTTTTATCACTGTAACAATAACTTATAGGGACGCTGTCTTGTTTGATATATTAAATAAAATAGAGATATCACTTAAGAGGTTTAGGAAATGAGTTGGACACTAACAACAAGCTCAGCTGCGATATTCAAGGCAGGAGTCAACGCAACAATATCTTCCGCTATGCTCCAAACATTTAGCGATCAGGCAGAATCTACACTGTCAACAATAACAAGGAAAGATTGGGTTGCGGATTATGCAAATATCACTGCTAACTTTAAGCAAATTTTGAGCGATACGGTAAGCGACATGATCGCAATGAGACTTGTAACTTACGATATGTCAGGATATACTTCCAGGACTGAAGCAGAAACAACACTTGACGTTTTAAGGGATAACATAACTAGGAACATTGAAGTTTTGAGAGATGTTAAATATCAGGAGATAATGGATTAATATGGCTGGGGGAGTACCAGTAAATTATAGAAGCGGCTCAGAGAATATTGTTGCATCGTATAGTTTTGTAGACATTGTTTCAAAGACAGGAATTATCACATTTTACGGAGCTATTGACCAGGACGGCAACGGAATCCTGACAACTTCAACAGTAGCATCTGACGTAATACAGACAGTTGCTGATGTAGATAATGATGTTTTTACAAAAGTCATAGACAAAGACTTTGACGTTGTTGTGAACAGACCTCTCACCCTGAGCGGAATCTTGACTGCCACCATCCCTTTGACGCTTTACGAGTTAGACCAGACAACGTATGGTTATGTCACAGTGAAGTTAAGAAAGTGGAACGGCACAATCGAGACTGAGATAGCAAATGACACCTCGGCAGAGATGACGAGGACAGATTTGGCCGTCTTCGATCACGATAATGTGATGCTTGTCAGATTCACAGTTCCCAGTACACCCTTTAAAACAGGAGAGACACTGAGGATAACGTTAGAAGTTTTTGGAAAAAATATCACTCCTGGAGACCATAAAATAGCCATAGCTCATGACCCATTGGGTAGGATTTCAGCTTTAACAGCGCCTGTCCAGTATTTCACAGGGGCGATGGAGACTCAGATGGTGGTCAATATTCCTGTGAAAATAGAACTATAAAAATAAAGAACACCATGGTAGAACTAAACATCAGCTCAGCGCAGACTTCGGATTTAACAAATAATGTAACAGCCGTTACGATTCCAACTCAAGAAGTTGACACACAAAGAGACCAGGACGAAACCGAGTGGACGAACACAAAAGCAACTCAATACTGGGGTTATTTTAATCAAGTTCCCGATTTGAAAAGTGCTTTGCTTATGAAATCGGTTTGGGCGGTAGGTAAAGGTTACGAAACAGATCCGCAAACACTTGTTATTTTAGAGCATATCAGCGGAGATGGGAAAGAAACTTTTGGGGATATTATATTTAACCTGGATTGTATGAGGAGAGTTTATGGCGACGCATACGCTGAGATTGTCTGGAACAATCCTGATAAGAGAGATTTCCCTGCAAATCTGAGGGTGTTAAATCCCGCATCAATGAAACACATTGTTAATAGAAAGGGACAAATAATTAGATTTGAGCAGATAACAAACGTCAAGAACAGAACTCCGATTAAATTTGCTCCCGAAGATATTTTATATTTGCCAAATAACAAATTGAGCGGTTCTATTCACGGCATATCTGATATTGAAGCGTTGGAGCAGAAAATATTAGCAGAGAACGAGAATTTTGTGGATATGAAACGTTTGATGCATTTCCAGGCTAGACCTATGATTATGTTCAAACTAGGAACTGACGATACATCTAAGATTACGGCGTTCATTGCAAAGATGGATGCGGCTGTTAACAAAGGCGAAAATGTCTACATCCCTGATGATGAAAACGCAGTGAGTTTTGAAGTAGTGACTATAAATATCTCTGCTTCTATTTTCGAGTGGAGAAACGATATTAGGAACGGATTTTATAGAGCAGTAGGTTTGCCTCAGGTCGTCCCAGGCGCGGGTGGTGGGAGTACAGAAAGCGAGAGCAAAGTTATTTATTTTGCATTCGAGCAGATCGTAGAATT